CTTCTGCACCACGCCCGAAGATGCGTGAGGATGACCCGCGTGCGCGCGCTGCCATTCGCGCGGCGGAAGTGCTTGAGGCTGCGGGCGGTAATTTGGGCGTTAACTCGGATGAGTTTTATATTGACCGAGCGCGTGTGCCTGATGGTTGGGAGTATGAATGGCGGCGTCATACGGTGCTGGGCCAGAACGACCCATCATATGATTATGAACTGGCTCGCAATGGGTGGGAACCGGTGCCGGCCAACCGTCATCGGGACATGATGCCTGGGAAAAATGAAACTATCGACCGCAAAGGCATGCGCCTTTACGAACGCCCTAAGATTCTTGTTGACCGCGCGCGGCAAAGAGAACTTCGGGCAGCACAAGAATATGTGGCGTCTAACAAAAAGAGCCTTGCGCAGACGAGCAACGAATTTGGTGAATTGAACACCAAGGTGCGCAATAATTTTGAGCCGCTACCTATTCCAAACGGGGCTGTGTAATTTTTATGCAAGAGATGTAAAAAATCTCTTGCATTTTTTTTGTTTCTGTGGCTTTACTATATCACTTCCCTCGGTGTGGAAGATTTGAATAAAAACTTGGTTTACTCATCGCCCCGGTGCGCGATGATGGGAACCTCCTTTTAAGGAGTCAACCGTCATGGCGAACACTAACGCGCCGTTCGGATTTTCGCAGTATATCGGCACGGGTGCTACCCCGACCTTTGAGCAGACTGTTTCGTCTATTTCTTCCAGCAACGCCACTGCAATTTATTTTGGAGACCCTGTTGTCCAGGCGACTGGCACGACCGGTCTTGGCACTGGTTATATTGCTGCGGCTTCTGCCCCGCAGTCTTTGGCGGTCAGCGGCATTGTGGTGACGAGCGGCGTTGCGGTTGCAACGTTCACTTCCACGACTGCCCCTGCGGTCGGTTCGACCATTGTATTCACCGGCACGTCGTTTGCGACGGGCGGTGGTTTCAACGGTCCTTTCCAGATTACCGCTTCCACGACGACCACTGCAACTTTCAACGTCACTGGCGCGTTTAGCTCCACGTTGACTTTTGGCGCTGCCACGGTGTTCACGCCGGTTGCTGGTATTTTCATCGGTTGCAAGTATCTGTCCACTTCGCAAAAGCGCCCGGTGTTCAGCAACTATTGGCCTGGTTCGGATGCTAACGGCGATGTGACGGCTTACATTGTCAGTGACCCGAACGCTCAGTTTCTTGTGCAGACTGGCGCGTCTTCGGGCACGGCGGTTGCGGTTAGCTTGACCAGCATTGGTCAGAACATTGGGTTCTCCATGGGCACTGGCTCGACCGCCAACGGCCTGTCGGGCGCTTACGCGGACACGCAGACGCTGGTTGCAAACGTGGGTGGCACCTATGCTTCCAACTCCTTCCTGCCGTTCCGCATTATTTCGCTTGCCAACTACACGCCGGGCGGAACCAGCCCGCTGGCAAGCATCAACGGAAACGATAGCACCACTGCTTACAACCGTATCGTTGTCGGGTTTAATAACTCGATGCCGCGCGGCTTTGCTGGCATCTAAGGGAGTAATTAATCATGGCTGTTAATCTTAGTGCCATTAAAGACCTTCTGCTTCCCGGCCTGCGGGGGATTGAAGGTAAGTATGAGATGATTCCGTCTCAGTATGACAAGATTTTCACGAAGCACGATTCCAAGCTGGCGGTTGAACGCACGGCGGAACTGCGCTTCTTGGGTCTTGCCCAGCTTAAGCAGGAAGGTGGTCAGACTGGCTTCGACAACGGCGCTGGTGAGCGTTATGTGTATAACCAGGAACACACTGAAATTGGTCTTGGTTACGCCATTACCCGCAAGGCAATTGACGATAACATCTATAAGACGCAGTTTCACCCGTCTAACTTGGGCCTGATTGAAGCTTTTCACCAGACCAAAGAAATTTACGGGGCGTCTATCCTCAACACGGCGCAGACTTACAACAACGCGGTTGGCGGTGACGGTGTTGCGCTTTGCTCCACGGCACATCCTATTGACGGCGGCACGATTGCCAATACCCCGTCAACTCAGGTTGATTTGAACGAAGCCACTTTGCTGAACTCGATGATTTCTGTCCGCACGAACTTCAAAGACCAAGCTGGTCTGAAGATTTTTGCTCGCGGTCGTAAGTTGGTTATCCCGCCGCAGCTTGAGCCGGTTGCCATTCGTTTGATGAAGACGGAGCTTCGGCCTGGCACGGCTGACAACGACGTGAACGCCATTCTTACCACGGCGGGCGGTCTGTCAGAAGGCTACATGGTCAATGATTTCTTGACCTCAGCTTATGCTTGGTTCCTTCTGACCAACATCGACGGTCTGAGCTACATGGAGCGTATCCCGTTCGAAACTGATATGCAGGTTGATTTCCAGACTGATAACCTGCTGGTTAAGGGCTACGAACGTTACAGCTTTGGCTACTACAACTACCGCGCGATTTACGGCAACTTCCCGACCTCGTAAGGAACCTAGCAGATGTCTATTACTGCTTTCTCGGGTCCGCTTGTCGTTTACGGCGCAGCGCCCAATTATGATTACAACCCAGAACAGGGGCCTTCTCTGTTCTGGGGCGGCGCGGGAATTGCAGACCCTCGTCAGTATTATGCTTACCAGCCGGGGCAGGATTTTGGCGCTCTTACTGCTGGTTTCTTGGGTTTTGACAACGTTATGACGCTAAATGCCGTTCCCGCAACGGCTTCAGGCACGGCAATTGTTACAACTGCGGTTGCGGTCACTGCCAAAACTGCAATGACGCTGACTTCTACCAACTCAGCAACCAGCGGCATTGCCACGAACCTCACTATTACCAACCCCAACACCGGTGCCCCAGTAACGGGTTTGATTGGCCTTGACACTTACACGTCGGTTTCTGGCTACATCTGCAACGGCACGTCAGGCACGGCAGGTAACTTGCTGTTTGTCACCACTGCTTCCAACAACCCGCTTACTGTTGGTATGGTGCTGAACAGCAGCAACACTGGCTTCACGAGCTGCGTGATTACGGGTTATGGTCCGGCCACTGGCACCACTGCCGCTGGCAAGGGTTTTACGGGCGTTTACACCGTGAGCGGCGCAACCCAGGCCCAGGGCACCAGCGGTTCGCCCATTACTATCACCGGCACGCAGGGCGTTACTTCGGCAACTGGTAACTCTGTTGCAACTTGCTTGGTTCCGTTTGGTTCTTCGGGCACTGTCCAGTTGTGGAACCCGCAGGCTCTGGTGGCCCGCGCCGTTTCGATTACGCCGACTTCTGGCACGCCGACCGCTTCAATTACGTTTGCCATTTCGGGTTATGACATCTACGGCTTCCCGATGACGGAGAATATCCTTCTGACAACCGGTTCTACGCAAAGCACTGCGGTAAACGGGCTGAAGGCATTCAAGTATATTGCAAGCGTTGTTCCAAGCGTTACCGATAGCGTAACTTATGCGGTTGGCACGTCCAACGTTATTGGGTTCCCGCTCCGGTCAGATAACTTTGCTGACCTTATTATCAACTCGTCGGCATCTCTCAACCCGACTGCTGTCACGGCTGCAACTAACTATGTGGCATCGGTGACAACTCCCGCCACCAGCGCTTCGGGCGCAGGCACGGGCAACGCCACGACGGGCGACGTTCGCGGCACCTTCGCGGTTACGGCTTCTTCCACAGGCGCTAACCGCATCGTGGTTAAGCAATCTCCGCATGTTTATAACATCGGCTCGACTGCGGGCCTTTTCGGCGTCACCCAGGCGTAAGGATTATTATAATGACGAAGCACCATAACGTTCACAAAATTGCGCATGAAGGCGTCCATCACGCCCCCCATGCGCGCAAGCACCGTAAGACTGGCGGCAAGGCGCATTACAAAGGCGCTTCGCTTCCTGCTTCGCACGGCGAACCGGAATCGGCCATGGATGGCGACAATGAAGCCGAAATGGATTTGCACATGAACCCAGCTCATCGCACTGACGCTAAGCACATTGATTCCGAAGCGGAAGCCATGGGCGAGCGCAAGCGTGGTGGCCGTGCGCCCCGCAAGCATGGCGGCATGCTGGCAATCATGATGATGAAGAAGAAGAAGAAGGAAGTCGGCAAGATGCACGGTGGTGAAGCTCATCATCATGCCGGGCGCAAGCCGCGTAAGTCTGGCGGGCGCACTGCTGGCTCTGACCAGAACCCCTTCACTTCGGCTCGTCATGGCACGTCGGCTGCTGGCCGGCACCTTGAGCCTGAGACGATGGACTGACATGGCCGGGGCCTGGACACGCAAGGAAGGTAAATCCCCCTCTGGGGGGCTTAACGAACGTGGCCGGGCCTCTTTGAAGGCTGAAGGGCACAACATTAAACGCCCGGTCACTTCTTCTGAAGCCAAGCACAGCCCTGAAGCTGCACAGCGCCGCGAAAATTTTCGCACGCGCATGTGCGGCATGAAGGAAAAACTGACTTCGGCCAAAACTGCTCATAACCCTAACAGCCGTATTAATCTTGCATTGAAACGGTGGGATGTTAAGTGCTAATATGGCAAAGAAACCTTTTTGGGAAACTAAACTCCCTAAAGACCACGAAACCAAGCATTTAGACAAAAAGCACGCCAAAATGGCTAAGGCAATGGCTCGCGCGGCAGGGCGTCCTTATCCTAATTTGATTGATAATGCGGCAGCTTCGCGCCGAATAAAACACAAAGGATAGCCGATGCGCCCGATTACAGTTACCGTTGGCCCTTTGGCGACTGCTTCAGCAAATAACATTTGCACCAGCCAGACAGCTGGTAGCGCAAGCGCACTTTTAATGAATGGTACGCTTGTATCTACATCATTTGTGGGAACAGGGTCTATTTCTGGCAACATTTTGACGATTACGGCGGTTACATCTGGTCTGCTTGCCGTTCGTCAGCCAGTTAGTGGTCTAGGTGTAGCAGCCAATACTTTGGTTGGCGGCACAACGCCTATTACAGGCTCAGGCGGCATTGGGACTTATGTAGTCACGCCGGCACAAAAAAGAAGTTCTACGACTATCTATGGCGCTCCTGTAGCTACATTGGATACGCCGCGCCGTGTGCTCATCACAGCAGTAGGAAATGAAACAAGCAGAACATTTACTGTAACAGGCACAGATTGGGCAAACAACCCAATTACTGAATTGATTACTGGCCCTAGTGCTGCATCAGTTTATACTAATTTGGATTTTAAAACAGTTACATCTGTTTTAATCGACGGGGCATCATCTGATAACATTACAGTTGGCACGACAACTGTAGCTTCTAGCCCCTGGGTTCGTTTGGATGAATTTTCCGTTGGTCAAGTCGGCATTCAAGTGACGGTTACGGGCACGGTGACGTATTCGTTGCAGCAAACTTTGCAAGACCCCAATAGCCCGTTTTTGCCGGTTGCTCCGTATCAAGTCGTGTGGCTTAATTCGGCTGATGCATCAGCCGTTAATTCCAATACCACTATTCAATCAAACTACACGTATGCTCCGCTTTATGCAAAAGCAACAATTACAAGTGGCACCGGCTCTCTGACTGTAACGTACAGCCAGTATAGCAACGCGCCTTACTAGGGGATAAATCAATGGCTGGTTTGAATGATGGGCCTCTGGTAACAAGCTACGATTTGGAGGCGGGGCAGATGATGCTGCCCCAGCGGTTGCGCGATACCAACGGTCGCCAGAAAATGTCTATTCATCAAAATATTTTTGATGCAGACTTTGAATATGGCCCGCAGCCTTTGCGTTGGGAAGGGTTTACTTACAATACTACTTACGGGCAAAATTCCACCAACGCGGCTAACACTGCCACCATTATTGCAATGGGTGGTTTGGGCGGCGTGGAGATGCAAATTGCGTCTTTGGGTGATATTACTGTTCGCCAATCGCGGCCTTACAACCGGTATCAGCCGGGGAAATCCATGTATGTTGCGTCTAACGTCAATTTTGGCGGCGCAATAAGCGGACAGGTGCAGCGT